CGGCTTGCCATCTTCATCACGCTCCGGACCCGCCCTGTTGCCCATCCTAGCCAAGAACGACGCCCGCCTAGGATTGTCGCCCGACTTAACCGGCGGCTTCAGGTTCATACCCTCAGCCTTCGCCGACGCACGCCCTTTGGCATTCAGCCCGCCCTTGGGGTTCTTGCCCTCAGAACGCTGCCAAGCAGGCGTCTTAGCCATCACTTGGCCTTCTTCATGCACATACCCATCGCCTTGCACTTCGACGGGTTCGGGCACCCCTTGCACGGCTTAAACCCGCCCGCAGACCCCTTCATCGCCCGCGCAGGAGCCTTCGCACCAGCCTTCATCGCACGCATCACTTCTTCCCCTTCTTCGCTGTCTTTGCTGATTCCCGAAAAGTTGCCGCCGTCGGCGCACCCTTCGCTCCCGGCTTGCGCATCTTCTCACCGCTTCCGGCCTCGATACGCTTCCGCTTCGCATGAATGTTGGCATACAAACCGCGTGCCATCACTTCTTGCCCTTCTTAGCCCTTCGAGCCACATCCAACGCAATCGCAACAGCCTGCTTCTGAGGCTTGCCCGCCGCCATCTCCGTCTTGATGTTGCGGCTCACCGTCTTCTTGCTATAACCTTTTTTCAGTGGCATGGCTATTGCTCCTCTTCACCATAAGCCAAAAGGCCGAGACCACCGACCCCGGCCGACAAGTTCCGCAAGTGCCGCAAGCGCGGGTCAAAGCGGGCGAAACGGGAGCGAATGTTGCGAGGGTCGAAAATTCCCACATGGGTTGCCTCTGTAAAATCTGAATAATCAGGGTTATCCACAAAATTTTCAATTTGCACGCCGCCGTAATTTTGGCGTTGCGCCTCTTTTAATTTGTCAAGCAAAACATAATCAGTTGCGTCATACTTTTCGCCCTCTGCGTCAAATACAAGCCTGCGCCCGCCAACCATAAGCGGCATAACATTACCGCCGGCGCCGGCGTTCCCGGATAACTCCAACTCTTCCGCTTGCCGCATCAGGTCTTCCGCAAGATCATAATCCCCATCGGCCTCAGCTCTGTAAGATGCTTGAATCAGTTTTTGGACAGGACCGCCCTCCGCAAGTCTTGCATACTGTCCCGCAACATCTGGATTATCGACCGCCCATGTCGCCATGCGGGCTGTCCTCGCATTGGTAACCTGTCCCCTTGACGCCATGTCAAAATATGGAAAATCAGTCGCACTTCCGTGGTAAAATGGTCCCATCTCCGCCGCCCGCGCCATCCGGCTTGCCTCGTCCATCGGCAGATCATAATTGAAATAGAGATATTCGTTCAAGCGGGTGTTCAGCACCGGGTCGCCCATGTCGAGCATCTCGTCGCTAATCTCGCTCGCGCGGCCCGACCGCAACATGTCAACAATCTGCGCCCCGCGCGCCGACACAATGTCGCCCTTATCCATCAACCCCGGAACAGGGTTGGAATACAGCGTCGGCATCGGCCCCGGCTGGTTCAAACGCTCGGCCACCGCGCGGCCAACATCCCGAGCGCCGGCCGAAACGCCCAGCAAACCTTCCTGAATCGCCTCTGCCGCCGGCATCCCAACGCGCCCGGCAACCGCCGCAGGGGCCAAAACGCCAGCCATCTCCGACAACATCCGACCGCCGGCGCCAACACGCTCAAGCCCCGTCGCATCAGGCGCCACAATCTCGCCAGCCGCCACACCCGCACGCTCCATCCCGCGAACAGGGTTGGCCTCGGCAACCAGCCCAAGCAACCCGCGCAACTCCGGCGGAATATAATACGTCGCGCCGGCGGCCAGCTCATCCAGCCTGCGCCGCCGAGCCTGCCCAGCTTGCGGGCTGAAGAAATCTAAGATGCCGTCCATGCAGCCCTCGCTAACCCCGCCTCACAACAACCATACCACCTAAGCAAGCCCGCGTAAATTCCTCCGGATAGGCTTGCCCCAGCCAAAACCACCCAAACCCAAGGCAACCGCCGCCTCCGACGCCATCGTCAACACCAACGCATCCGCTAAGTCAGGCGACGGCAAGCCACGAGCCTTCATCCGCTCCTTGCTCTCAATCTGCATCTTGCCAGAACTCGTGAACGTATATCTCACCGCCGATAACTCAGCGATCAACTGCTCATCCTCAGGTATCCGACACGACCGGCCCTCCAACCATCCCTTCGTCCGGTTCCACAACTCCGCACGCAAATTCGCATACGTCTGACCCAAACTCGGACTCTCCGAAACGTTGATCCCACGCGCCGGCAACTTCAACTCACGCAACCGGTCAACAACCCCAGCACCAATCCCAATAGAGTCAACCATAATCTCACGAGGCCGCATACTCGGCGGCAAAGCATCATACTCAGCCTTCACACGGCCAACCGTCGCCATCGTATCCAACTGACGCCAACTGCATACCTCCGTCACAACAGACCCAACACGCTTGCACAAAGCCGTCCGATCCGAACCAAACCGAGCAGGGTCCAACCCCCATATGCCAGGCAACGTCAAATCAACCTCAATGTCCCGCTTCGTCGCCTCCTCAATCAAATGATACGGGATCAAAACATCATCGTCCGACGCCGGGAAATCTCCCAGAACGCGAACCTTGAACGCATTACTCTCCTCCCCATACCGATCCCGCATCTCCTGAACAAATTCATCAGAAACCAACGGGCTATCAATGCAACTCCACCGCCGCGTCCACCAACTGTCCACAAGCCGGTTATGCGTCTCGAAAAACGTCCCACTCGTCCGCGTCGGGTTCGACAACAAAACCGTCGTCGCCGTGTGACCAGACATACTCCCCGCCGCAGCCTCAAACACAGGCTCCGGAACAGCCGACGCCTCGTCAACAACCAGCAACACATGCTCACTGTGAACGCCAGCCAACGCCTCAGGCGTCTCAGCACGACTCGTCCGAGCCGATATAAACGCCTCAACCGGCGCCGCACTCAACTCAACACGATCCGACTTCACCGTCAAAAGCTGCTGAACATTCGGCGGCAACTCACCTATCCACCGCTTCAACTCCGCAAACAAAGCATCAAACAACTGTCCACTCGTCGGCGCCGTAACGATCACCTTGCAAGGAAAATTAAACAGCAAATAATGCAACATCACCCAACTGGCACAACTCGATTTGCCCGTCCCGTGACCAGACCTCACGCTGATCTTCCGCTCACCCCTAATCACAGCTTCCATCAATTCAGCCTGATACGGCAAAGGGTCAGCACCCAAAACCTCCCTCACAAACCGGACAGGCTCCTTCGAATATATCCGAACAAACTCCTCAAACGGATTACTCCCCAGCGTCATGGTCGATCACCATCGTCGGCTGCACTTTAACCTTCCTCAACGCCTCCAAATGCAAGTCACCCAAATTTATCGTCACATTCGACCCACGGTTGCCATACCGATCCTGATTGTAACTCGCAGCCATGAACCGACGCTGGTTCGCCTGCAATTCTACAGCCCGTATGCGGTCGCTGAACTTCGCAGACTCATTCGTCTTCGCCTCCTCCGCAATGTCGTCAATCAGATGCTTGCTCTCCTCGACCAGCGTGTCAGCCGCAACCTTCCTCGCAGCATCCATCACCGCAACATACTCAGGATACTTGCTCAAATTCCTGCTCAAATATTCCCGCTGCGTGCCAATCCGAGCCGCCAAACTCGTAACCGTCCCGCCGCCCGCAATCCAATCATACACAAACTCAGGTCCGCTCAGGCCAGCCTCCGCCGCAAGGGCCTCAATCGGGCGGATCACCTTAGCCACAGGCTTGCCAGCCATCTTGTCCTCCGTGGGGTGCAAGAATTTCAAAAAATTTAGACGCATGGGGGCCGGCGTGAAAGGGGTAGGGGGTGGGGGGGGCAAAATGCAGGGGAATGTGTGTGTGGGCTTTGACAGAGACAGCCCCCGCCGACGGCCGGGCCACGGGGGGGTCTGCGCGGTTTTGGCCTGCGGTAAGCCGCGAATGTCTAATAAGACGCATTATGTTAAATAGCGCCTCAATGATTTCAATGTGTTAGCCCGATTGCGCCTGCTGCATGGCTGATGCGGTATCCTGTTACCGCGCATCGAGCATCAGCCGACCGCTGAGGGCATAGCTGCCGGCCATCGAGGCGCGCAGGCGCGCGAGGTCGCCGTGTCTGTCCGGCGTAGGTTTCCCCTAACCCAACACCCCGCTTGCTTAGCTTTTGCCTATCCTTTGCCAGCCCCTCTCAGCGCCCCGCTGACGGCCATCTCGACCTGCCCGCCACCACGACAGCCCGCAGGTCGACATGCCCGCTCAGCGGCGCTCTCAGCGGCTCCCAGAGGCAAACACTTGCTCAAGGTCGGCATCATCGACGACGGCCGGCGTTTTCGTGACGCCGACAATCTCTGCCCCTGCCCACAAATCCTTCACCGAGTCGACGACCGCATTCTGCATCTGACGCAGGGCGACCGCGACTTCTCGGGTTGTATAAATCCGCCTGCCCGGTCGCAACTTGCTGGCTTTCTCGTGCAGGGCTGCGTGCCGGATGATGCAGAAGCTGCCTTCATCGTCGACGCAATCCCAAATGTCCGGTGGCAGTAAGTTGTCAGGATCGGCCGACGCCTCTGCATCCATCGCGGCCAACCCCCGCAGACAGACGATGACCCACGCTTTGACCTTCTCGGCATCCTGCCCGCCCACGGCCTCGTGCAGCCCGGCGCAAGCCTTCGCCCATCGTGCGGCCATGTCGACCGATATTAATTGCGGCAAGCGGTCATATCCATATTTGCCATCGAGCCTTTCCAATTCTCTCTGCAAGGGCGCCAATATTAAATCGCATTCAATCTCTTTCGCCGTCGCTGCCCTGTGCAGGATGCGGTCGTGCTTGCGGGCATACTCAGGCGGCCGCCGTTGACCCTCTCTCACCATCGTCCTTCCTCATCCTCATCCTCAGTCGCACATTCTTCACTGAGGACCGACCATAGGCAACTCCTCGTCATCCTCCTCAGTGGGAGTCCCCCTAAAGGGGACTCTCCACCACTGAGGAAATGACGCGGAGGTGAGTTGCCGGGGTTTTCCTCAGTCATCCTCAGTCATCCTCAGTCAGCAACACACGACTGAGGAAGCCCCCAGCGTCGGCCGGATCACATGTCATGCAGGCTGACCCGCTCCCCGACGGCCACGATGGTGATATCTCGCCCTTGCCTGACATCATGAATAGTTTCCGCCACGAGCACGCCGGTCTTTTTCCACTCCCGATAAATAGCGGCGACCCTTCCTTTTACCGCTTTGTCGTCCATGTCTAATTCCATTAATTCGGCGATTTTAAGTCCGATATAATCTCTTGAACGCGGATTTTCGCGGAGCGGCTTGCCTGCGTCGTAGGCTTCGGCGACGGCATCCTGCACCCTCCGTGCGTCTTTGGCTGACATGCCGTCGAAGGCGTCTGGCATGGCGTATGCGACGGCCACGCCGATCCATTCGCCGTTGTCGATTTCGACGGGTATCATGCGGCGGTAGGATGCCGCGTGGGCCGGCGGCGCGAGGTTGGCTTTGCCGTCGTCTACGCGGAAGATTGAGCGTGCTTCGGCCGGGTCGACGCCGAGTCTCAGGGCGTCTTCTTCGGTAACACGATTGATGACGCGGGCCGCACGGGCTGCCCCGATGAGCGCGCCGGCCCCTCGTATGCTGTCCACGTTGGCGTCGTCTCCGTTTCCTTTGCGCACATGGTGGACGAGCATGACGGAGCAGTTGGCATCACGGGCCAGCTTGCGCAGCATGGCGACGACGGACTGGATCGAACTGTTGGAGTTCTCGTTGACGAGGTGGGTCGACACGAAGGGATCGAAGACGACGACGCCGATTTCGTGCTTGCGAACGCGCTCGATCATAGCCGACAGCATGGCATCGTTCTTCAACAGCCCGTCGCGGCTTTCGGCGGCGAGGGTTAGCTGGAAAGTGTCCTCTCCGTCGACGAAGAGCCTGCCGGCCACGTCGGCGGGCTTCAGGCTGTAATATTTCATGGCGGCCAGCGTGCGCATGTGCATTTCGTCGGCGGTGTCTTCGAGGTTCACGAGCCAGACGTTGGCTTGCTCTTTGACCTTGGTTCCGAGGAGTTCACGGCCGGTGGCTATGGCGAGTGCTTCGACGGTGACGAGACTGCTTTTACCTATCCCGCCGGCGGATGCGAGAACGCTGACATAGGAGCGCACATAGTCGTAGCCGTAGACCCAGCGTCTGCGTGGGATCGACGAGGCGTCGAAGCGGTCGAAGATGGTCGGCCAAGCGTCTTCGTCGGGCGGCGGGTCGGCGGTCGGGATGTCGTCGGGCGCTTCGTCGAATGTATCCTGCGGGCTACATGCGTTTGCATTACCTTCCGCAGGCTCTGCAACGGCCTCAGGAGCGGCGACTTCTTCGACGGGTGTCGGCACCATGTCGAAGTCGTCCAGGCTGTCGGCGGGCTGCGTAGGGGCCGGCAGAAG